ACTTACTGCCCCTAAGATGATCGTTATGAATAACAATGATCTTCGAAGCCTCAATGGTAGAGAGGGATACTCTCCATTAGGTGGAGTGCTTTCAGCACTCACACCGACCGGGGTGACACACCATGTCTCAGCTGCTTCATCGCAGTCTGAATATGGTGAGACTAAGAGGACTGGCCTAGGCCAGACTTCCGACGTCTCTAGTGTTACTCCGTCCCGTGATTTAGTCACGGGTACTACCCTTGGTGGTGTGACGTTTCTTGCTCGCATGAAACGGTACTCTGTCTTGGGGGCATCTTTGTGCAAGCAGGATGCTACTGCTGTGCTCGGTTGTGTAAAGGCGCTTTTTACACTGCTCGAGGTCTACGGATTTGATGGTCGGATTGACGAGCGTCGATCTTTCAACCGTACCGTGATTGTTTGGCGTGCCGGTTCGGCAGCGTCAGGTTCCTGGATGAAGTTTTGTAAATGGAAGTTTGCTACTTTCTTTCATCACTTCTCTGGTAACCTCGATGTTGCCCCTCCTGCTCCTTTCAAGCTTTCATCGGGTTTTGTAGATAATGGTAGGATTCTGTGTTGCGGAGTGGCTGGTCGTTTTTCGGCCGGTCTCGTTCGTTCTCCTCTTACTTCGGATTCGTTCCTGGCATCCATTCTTCAAGTGAAGAAGGGTTGTCCACGACCGGGTAAGGAATTGGTGGAGAAGGCGACTGAGTCGGCGGTGATCGCACTGACTTCGACACAACCAGAACAGAAGACGGGTTGGCTCTTGCCTTGGGGTGATATGGAAGCTGCTTCTGCAGCGGACATCCATGTGTACCTCGACAAGTCCACAGTTATGATGCAGCTGCGTCGAACTGTGATTGAGCTTTTCCGCGGGAAGAAGTATGAGGACGCGGATCGCTGGCGTCTCTTGTTTCCTTCCACTTCTGCGTCCTACGATGACTCACGTGCCAAAGGTGGTGCCTTCCGCTCTATTCGCAATTTTGCCTTCAAGCAAGATCTCATCTCCCGTCGACCGACGGAGGCTGCTGATCGCTCTGGTAAATTTGCTAAGAGGCCGAAAGGTCACGCACCTTCACTCGTGGGTTTCGAACAGTCAAAAAGTACCTCTATTGCTCCTGAGATACCGATTGGTGAAACCAAGTCATTCAATGTTGATGTCACGACGTTGGAGGCCGCCGCTACTGCGTTGTACGAAACCATGTTACCTGAAGCTATTCGAGAACCACCTTACGTCAAGGCGGTCGGATTAGCAGAAAGTCTCAAGGTCCGTGTGATAACGAAGGGCGCGCCTCTGACAACGAAGATTCTCCATCCTCTCCAAAAGTTCCTATGGGGGGTGCTCCAAAAGCATCCGGCATTCGAACTGATTGGCGCTCCGGTTACTGCACGGATAGTGCAAGACCGGCTCGGCGCTCAACTCAAGGAGGGGGAGGTGTACCTTAGTGGTGACTACTCATCAGCTACGGACAAGCTTGCTCCATGGGTTTCTGAGACTATCGCAGATGCAATTGCAACTGAGATTGGCCTGAGACCTGAGGAACGGGAGTTGTTCTTACGCAGTTTGACCGGTAACATCTTCGATGTCGACGGTGGCAAGAAGCAACAGATGTGGGGACAACTGATGGGTTCCATAGTGTCTTTCCCGATTTTGTGCATTGCAAATGCGGCTCTTTGTCGTTGGTCTATGGAGGTTTCGCAAC